CCCGACGGAGCAATGGAACTCCTTGGCGATCGAGGCCGCGGTCCACTTGAGGCGATTGGGATCCCCGCGGAACCACTCGAGGATCATCTCCGCAGTTTTGTGGGTCTTGCCGGTGCGCCCGATAATCCTCAAGGGATTAGACACCGTAGAAGGTGGAGGGCGCGAGCCTTAAGGGATTTGCGATGCTCGACCGTCAGTTGGGTACTGTTCAGTCTTTCCGCGATGCCACCTACGATTGCATGCCGGCGAAGGCGCTTGCGGGCAGACTTCATTGAGATGCCTCGCCATCTACGGCCTGTGTAGCTAGGCGTGTAAGTCATTATTTACCAGCCTCCTAGCGTGAAAATCGAAACTGCGCACGCACTGGGAATCTCTTAGAGAACGTTCCATTTCCCGCGCCTGGGTGTCCCTACCCGTCATTGCCTGGCTCGCCCCCATTGTCCCACAACAACTTAGCCTAGTTGACATAATGGTTATTATGCGACATGTCAAGGCTATGTGTATACATCATAGTGACATAGCTCAAGGTGTGTGTTGATTGGCTCGCCGAGGGGGTGGGCAATATGCCATTGCGAGTCGGGCGAATCGCCCCAAGTTAAGGCACCTTAACTGTTCCATTTTGAAACAGTCTATCAATTTTGGAACGGTTTACGAGCCTGGCCCGTCCCTTGCGATAGCCCGAATCGCTTCACGACAAGCGGCATCGCAACGAATCGGAGGACATATGTACGATTCACGTATCAGAGACGAGGGGCGAGCGGCTCGCAAGTTGGGGTTAGCAGAATCCGCTAATCCTTACCGCAAAGCGGCCGATCTAGCAGAGCGTATGCATCACGACTCGAGTCCAACCCTAACACAAGGTGGTCTAGTCATGGAACAACTAAAGTCAGGAACGCGCGTTCGCCTAATGTATCAGAATGACGGGCGCATCGGCACGGTAATCAAGCCGGCGGATAGTGCTATCAATCCCGACGACAACGACCCGGCGCACTACATCTACCTCGTGCGCTTCCCGTTCGGCATCCGCTCGGTTCACGTCAATTGGCTAGAGGTGCAGTCATGAAGCCAGGAACGCGGTGCGAGTGTCGGGATGAGAGCTGTGGAGCTTCAGAGCATGACGGGCTCTCAATGGACAAGCGGTGCGCCCAGGATGCCGTCCGTCTCGTGACGGTGCGGGAGCCTGTAGCTGCGGGCGAACGGTTCAAGGCGTTTGACGCGCCGGTAGCCAAAACTGCCCACATCCCCCCATGCGCCGCATGCGCCGAGTACCACGAAGCGCGGCAGGCGAGCGAATCCCGCTAAACTTCTCGGCCATCGTGCCGATGATTCCCACAAGGAGGATTGAGCCATGACATTCACGCCCTCAGAATTCGAGCATGCGTCACGGATAGCCTTAGACCATTTCAAGGCCGAGACCGGATCGGAGGCTTAGCCCCATGTCGAAAATCCGCCTAGAAAACGCCATCCACCTAGCTCAAATGATTGAGAGCCGCAAACCGAACGGGGCCGATGCTACGGCCTACGTCATCGAGAGAATCCAGAAGCTAGCCCGAGTGTCGCACCGAAACGCCGAGCGCATGTGCAACGGCGAACTAACCGAGTGCCCCAAATGCCACGGCGACGGCTGGGACTGCAAAGCCTGCATCGGTACGGGGTATCCTACGCTTGCGCGAGAAGAGCGAGCTATTGCCCGTCTTCGCGCGACTCTCAAACCCTATCACCTCCGCGTGTACGTGCAAGGCGATCCGCGCGGCTGGCCCCTTTACCTCATCCCCGAGGAATCCGGCCCAGCGGCCGAGGATTCGAGCAATTACGATAGCCGTGGGGTTGCCGTATGCCCGCACTAATGCGAACCTGTCGCGGCTTCCACCTATTCCCGCGCATCTATCCCGGCATGCCCGGCGTCTCTACCGTGCTTCTTGTTTGGTTATGGTGGTCCCTTGAACTAGAAAGGAGCTAACCCCATGACCCGCATCCAAATCCGCCGTTTCCATCGAGGGGATACCCTCTTCGACTCGAAGATCCTCTTTCAATCCCGTCACACCACCTTCGCCACGGCATGGTCCGCGGCAGTCGATCGGGTCGAGAGTCTCGCGCCGGCCGTCATCGGCGAGCTCGAGCTGGACGGCACCTTCAATCCCATGTACATTCGCCTAAAGGGAGAGTAAATGCAATTCCTCCTTGGCTTTATCATCGGTTTCGCCCTCTATTGTCTCGGCTTTTGGATGGGTTGGAGGCAATGCGACCGCTATTGGACCGCCCGCATCCGCGAACGTCCCGACTCCATTCAGTTCGGCCGCTACCCCTGGGAGTAACCTATGTCAATTCAACCCTATAAAGGTTCGGAACGGCTTATTGTCGAGCCCCAAAACCCGGATGGAACACTAAACGTTGGCGGGTTGGCGCAACTGCCGACATACGCCAACAACTGCAGCCTCGACGATCTTTACAAGCACTACTTCCGCGAAACCCCTGACGGCGTAGGCACTTGGGAGGAATTATCCAAATGGCTTTCCTCCAAAGGCTGGACAGTCCGCGCCCGGTATTGGTGACCAGCGCCACAATGCCCCCAGAACCGCCTAGGAGCCTCTAGGAGACACTTTAACCCCTTCGGGGAGAGTTGGGTATCTTATGAATCGCACCATAGACGGCCACATTTGCGCCCAAATCGAGCCCAGCCAATCGCTTAGGGCGCGAGCCCAAGCATGGATGTCCAGACTCGGGCACGATCACCCCGGCTATTGGGTCAAATTGACCCCGCGAATCTATGCCTACCAGGAACACACCGGAGACACAACATTCTGGAGGACCGTCTAAATGCGTTCATCTCCCGACATTATCGCCCTCCTAAACTGGCTCGCGACCCTGCCCCCCTCCGTCTGGTGGCACCTGGGCGAGACCGGTCTATGGATCCAGACCAACGAGGTTCTCCCGTCTGCCCCTCCTTCGGTCGAGGGTCTATCCATCCGTTTCCTCGACCCCTCGGGCGACCTTCCGGCCGTCCAATAATACCGCTCAGACCTAAACGACTAGAAGCATCCAAACCCCCCGCTAGGGGGTTTGGTATGTCTCTAGTCTTTAGGGAGTTTTTACCAACCATCAAGAACCCCCCCTCCCTTTGACCGCATCTAACCCCCATGGCCGAGCCCCTTGACGATCTTCCGATCGACGCACCAGAGATCGGCCTATCCCCCCATGTGGAACTTGGGCGGGAGATCTGGGAAGCCGAATCAGGGGCCACCTGGGCTCGCGACATCCTATCCCAGAAAACCCGCCGGCCCCCCTGGCTCTTTGACGGCTTTCTTTTGTCCCATTCTCTAACCATGGTCTCGGGCGAGCCCTTTGCCGGTAAAACCATGTTCCTCATGGCCTTACTCGCATCCCTAGACTGCGGCGAGCCCCTCTTTGGGGCATTTGCCCCAGCCCCCTATCAGTCGGTTTTGTTCATGGGCCAGGATGCCCCCACATGGGACTATCTCGGCCAGTATCAGAAGATCGCCCGCGGCATGGGATTAGAGGTTTTCAAGCATCCATCAGCGGGTTTTCTCCTCAATACGGGCATGGATCTGGGCAATCCTTCCACTATCTCTATTATCGAGCGCGGGATAGACCTTTATGGCTTCAACGTCTTGGTCTTGGACACCCTCTTGGAATTCCATTCCATGGAGGAAAACTCCAATACCGAAATGAAGCGCATCATGGGGGTTTTGAAGCACTTACGCGATAAACACGGGGTCTCGATCCTCTTCACCACCCATCTCGGCAAATCAAATGACGGGCGATCCGCCAACTATCGGGCTCGAGGCGCAGTCAACATCTCGGGATCGGTAGACCAGCACGTAGTTATCTCCCCCCATTCCGAGGGAGGCTTCCGCTTCAAGATCCCCAAGGGGCGGGGCGGGGATAAGAAGAAAGAAGCCGCCTATGCCCTTTTCCATCCATCAGTTATCAACGGCGAGCCGGCCCTCCGAATCGAATACGGAGAAAGCCCTTATAAAGCACGCCAAGCCCTTGTCGAACAGCTTCTTACGTCCGGCCCAGCCCCCCGCAAGGAAATCTATCTCGCGCTGGCCCGAGCCCACCCGGATTGGACCGAAGAGGATGCCCAATACCGCACCTCGAACACCCTCAAATACCTTCTATCGCGCAAAATGATTACCAAGCTGGAGCGCGGGCTTTATTCCCTCCCTGAATCTCCTCCCGCCTAGTCCGCATCTAAGGCCCCATGCGCGGTGTTTAGGAGAATAGGAGGCAGCACCATGAGCATGACCGTTTCCCACATAACATTCACCAAAGCCCGTCCCGAAGTCGCCCTGACCGCGCCGAGCCGAATCAGAATCAAGGTCGGGGAAGATGTCGCTTTCATCCTCGACCTCGCCGATGCCAAAAATCTGGCCGTCGATATCGATTCGGCTATCGTCCAGAGCATGCTTCGCCGAACCCCCATCGAATCTCTCCAAAACGGTGAATCCCCTCTTGCCACATAGAATCGAAGAGGAGTAAGTTCGGTTCACGCAGTTCCACACGAAAGGAGATCCGCATGCTCAAGTATCGCCAGGGTGATGTAGGAGTTGTTGAGATCGCCGAGCTCCCCGAGGGTCTGGAGTTCAAGCCGCAGCGCTCGGCGATCTTGGCCGAAGGCGAGGTCACGGGGCATTTCCATGTCGTGACCTGCGGCGAGCAAAAGCTGGGCGGCAAGACGGATGGAACCGAGTTCCCGCTCGAGGTGGCCGAGAAGGATGGGACCATGTACCTCCGGATCGCCGAGCCCCTTCCCCTCAAGCATGCCGAGCATGCGACGATCACCCTGGAGCCCGGCACCTACAAGGTGCAAAGGCAAAGAGAATATTTTCCAGAAGCGCCTCGCCAGGTGCTTGACTAGTCCCAAAGACCTATTCGAGCGCCACGTAGTTCGTGGAGACGGATGCTGGCATTGGGCTGCACGAGCACTTCCCAACGGCTATGGAGTTCAAAAGATTGGCGGAAGGAAGGGCAAGATGGTTTATGCCCACCGTCTTTCCTACGAGCTCCACAAAGGAGAAATCCCCGAGGGATTGGAAATCGACCATCTATGCCGCAATAGATGGTGTGTAAACCCAGATCATCTTGAAGCCGTTACTCGGCGAGAGAACATCATGCGCGGGGACGGCCCCAAGAAACTGGGCGAACTGAATAGCAAGAAAACCCACTGTAAGCACGGGCATCCGTTCGATAAGGAGAACACGCGGTATCGTCCAACTGGTGGGCGGTCTTGTCGAATCTGCAATAGAGAACGTCAGCGCAAATCCTAAATCCGCTCGGCGGGGCCTTTCGTCGATGGGGCCTCGCCGAGTTTCCTCTGGAGGATCCCCTTGGAACTAACTCCCGACCAGAAAGCCCAATTCCCTTCGTTCCTTAACGCCTGGATGAAGGTCGGTCTGGCCACCGAGCTCGCCAACCGTCCGATGGCCGAGCAGGGGGTCATCGAAGCTTATAAAGTCGCCGGGCTCGAGCCCCCTCGGCATTTCTTCTGGCTGGGCTCGCCGCTGGCGGGGGCACTTCTCGACACGGCCATGGCCAAACTCTCCGCAACCGAACCGCCCCCCGCGAAGGCGCGCGAAACAACTGTCTATCCTCCCCGCATCTTCGCAGTCGTAGACTCGGTTCGCCCCATCTTGGATACCATCCTCTCCACCCATAACATCCCCGCACGTATCGACCCCAACTTCCTTGTCGATTGTCTCTCGGATCTCCAGCTCCACAACGCGGCCTACGGTCAGCATGACGCCTCGATCCTTTGCTTCTATGATTTCTTCGCCCAGGTCTGTGGGGTGGAGGAGTGCAAGAAGCTCGAGGGTTTGAACAACGTCGCCAAGTCCTGCGGCTGGTGGTGGGCATACGACTCGGTAGCTGTGCTAACCGAGCGCCCGAGAAAACTGTCGCTCGACGATCGGGCGCGGCTCCATTCGGATTCGGACTGGAGCATCCTCTACCCCGACGGCTTCGGCTACACCCTCGTCCATGGCGTTGAGGTGCCCGAGCACGTTGTCTTGGACTCGAGCAAGATCACCGTCAAGGAGATAGAGGGCGAGCAAAATGTCGAAGTTCGGCGGGTGATGATCGAGAAATACGGCCAATCTCGATACCTCCTAGACTCGGGAGCCGCGGAGATCCAGAAAGACGACTGGGGCACTCTCTACCACAAGGATGTCCCCGATGACGAGCCCATCCGCATGGTTAAGGTGGTTAACTCCACCCCCGAACCGGACGGGTCGTTTAAGGATTATTTCATTCGTGTCAGCCCGAATTGTCAAACCGCATTGGAGGCTGTCGCATGGACATTCGAGCAGACGCCGGAGGAATACAAGAACGTCAGTGTGCAGACCTAGAGCTTGCGTGGGCCGCGGGATTCTTTGATGGTGAAGGGTGTTTTGGTGGCCAGCGTTATTTATCGGCATCAATAGGACAAGTTAACCGAACAAATCTCTTTCGATTCCAAGCCGCGGTTGGGGTGGGTGTGGTGTCAAGACCTTATGATAAGGGGAATAAGCCCATCTCTTTCTATCGTGCCTACGGCGATAATGCCTTCAAACTCTCCAGAAGGCTCTGGCGATTTCTTGGAGAAGAAAAACAAGATTAATTTCTTCGGGCCGCTATTCGCACGATGTTTCGTTCGGTTTGTAATAGACGTGGGGGGAAGAAGGGTATGATTGCCTATGATCTCCGACTGCATGGTGTTCGAGAATACCGGCCGCCAGTGGTTCAAACATGAGCGTTCGGTGGTATGCCTACGCCTGCGTCTGCATCTTGGCCGTGGCGAGCCTCGTGTTCTTGGTTATCTTTCTCGCCCGCCTCTAGTCCATACTTAATGGGAGGATTTTTGGGGAGGCTCCCTTCCCCAACGCGGCCACGGCGCACGTGGCAATAGGAGGAACTCCCCATGAAGTGGGTGAAGTTGCCGAACGGCAGTCTCCTTAACACGGTCAGTGGGATCGTCTGGCGAAACGGACGCGCGTGGATTTTCGCGCTTGCCGTTGTCGCCGCTCTCCTGCCGTCGCTTGCATCGGCTCGAGGGCCGATCGTGAGCACCGGAGACACGAGCCGGGGACCGATCGTAAGCGGTCCGAAGAAGTAGTCGCGTGGCAATGTGGCTGTGGGAGCTAGCCGCGATCTGGCTGCGAAACCTTTCGCACTAGATCTGGGACAGGGGCCAGTCTCCATGATGGCCCCTTTACCTAAACAGGAGAGTTTATGCCCGAGATCCTTTGGGCCGTCATCAAAACCGATTCCGGCTTCCGAGCTCTTCCCCCGGGGCGGGCGAACAAATGGCCCATCCAGTGTTTCTGCGCGGGAGGGCGCGAGCAAGCTGAGAGGCTGTGTCAGGTCTTTGCAGAGGATGCAACCGCATCTCCCCAAGCTCTAGGCAAGCGGTATTCCGGATCCGCATGGACAAAGCCGGCGGCGAGCAAGTGACCCGCCCGCCCAAGAAGAAGCGCGGGGTGGTCGTGACGGTCAGTCGTCGGATTTCTGGTGTTTGGGCCGACGTATGCCTAGGCCGAAGTCTCATCTATGGTCAGTGCGTTTCCGCGTGCTACGCAAGCCTAAGCAAGGCCGGACTCAAGCGCCTCAAGCCCGGCGAAACCCGCACCGTGCGGCTGGTGATCGAGGAGGAGTGATGCCTGCGCCCATGACGGTGAGTGAGAGGCTGGCGGCGTGTGAGGCGATGATTCGAGGGCCGTGGTCTGGAAAGGAGCGCCACGAAGCGGCAAACGAACTTGCAGCCATCCGGGCCGAGATCGAGGCCGTCGCGGGGGAGTTGCGGCGGCATGTGTTCGCCTGCACTAAGTGTGGCGCATCAGGCTACGAGGAGAAATGCCTCGGTTGCGGATATCTCATGGTCGATTGTGGTGCGAAGTCCGAACCCCTCGCCGCCCGGCTCGCGCCGGGGCCGAAGGAGGGGGTGTGAAGCGCAAGCAGGACCGATGGAGAGTTGAGGCTGGCCCAGACGTTTCTCACGAGGGAAAGGGCGGCTTCGATGAAATCGTGGTGGGCGATTGGCTCCACATAGAACGTATGGACAGGCGCGTCTATTGGATGCGGCTCGGGCAACGTGAGGCCGACATTGAAATAGACCACAGCGGCCAGCCGATTGTGCGGTGGAGGGAGCCATGATACTGACCGCACGCGAGGCGATTGCCGAGATGATTGCCACGGCATCCCATAGTCACCAAAACTGCGCCTTACCGACTGACCTGACGCGATGGGCCGCAGCCATCGAGGCGGAACTGGATGCGCGGGAGGAGACGCGCCAGTCGAAGGCGGCGATGGGTGATTCGCTTTTGTTCCGAATCAAAGGCTGGATCGGGAGCGCGGCCTGGCGTGTCTTTCTGTGGGCCAACGAGACGAACGCTGAGGACTACTGGAGTTACATCTACGAGCAGGAGCGTGCTCGGCTCAGACGTACCGGAGGCACCGATGCGGGCGAGTGAGGGGCGCAGGAGCGACCATCCGGAGGCATTCTGCGAAATGTGCGGGCGACCGAATATCACTTGGTTCGTGGACTCCGCGCTCTGGAACAAGACGGTGCGCGATAAGGCCAATCCACTACCGGAAATCCTTTGCCCGGTCTGTTTCGTGAAGGAGTATGAGCAGCGTTTCGGTGAAGGCCCGGCATGGGAACTGAAGCAGGAGGTCCGCACGCTATGACCCTCACGGCGAAGGAGATCGAGGAGGCGCTACAGGAAGGCCACGATTGGTTGAGGGAGCACGACGACTACCATCGTGCCGCCATCCTCAGGCGCCTGATCGACAGCGGGTTTGTGGAGGCGGCGATGCTCTATTACAAGTCGTTTGTCGATTTAGAAGTCGGATCAACAGCCGCCATAAAGCGAGACAATTTCTTTCGTGCGGGTCGCCGCCTGGAGGGCAGCGAATGAGCGAGGAGCGGGAGCTGCCGTGTCCGTTCTGTGGTGGTGAGGCATCGGTCAACGGTGGAGATGACGGCCGCATGTTCGTTGAGTGTAACGACTGCGCCGCCTCGTCCATGTGCGCTCTGTCGGTAAAGGATGATCCGGGGCCAATGCTGATCGCGGCCTGGAACCGCCGCACGCCGCCCCCCGAAGTGCGCCGCGTGTGTGAGGAGATCGAGGAGCAGATTGAACGGGACGAGAACGGGTTGCCGACTACCATCGAGGCAGAACGCTACTGCCGATGGCTCGCTGAGCTGGAAGGAGCGTTCAAGCATGAGTGACCCTACGTTGCGCGATGCCGTGAACAACATGCCGAGCGGCCCAATGAGGCAACTCTACGAGCAGGTGTTGACCCTTCGCCTGTATTCGCTCATCCAGAACCCCGACTTGGAGAAAGTCAAAAAGATGATTCGCAAGGTTGCTGGCGAGATCGAATCGGCCTGCGATGAACTGTGCGGAGAGGCTTTGCTATACGAAGGCAAGGCGGGGCGCAAATCTTCGTTACCGGGCGTAGTCCCTCCACTGCGCGGTGCAAAATGACGGCCCCCGACCTCCACATCACCCAGGCCGAGCGGGATTTCCTGCGGGCGCTGGCCGAAGCATTGTGGGAGTTCCCTTCTCTCAAAGCCCACGCCGTGCTCGCGGAACCAGAACCCGTTGCCGATCCTGGCGACCCCGCGAACTGCCCGCATTGCGAGTACCAGCACCCGCCTGGGACACAGTGCCCTTTCGCGCGTGACCTCCGCACGAATCCAAATACGGGGGCGGTCCCCACGACGCCCCACAAGCCGGAGGGGGATGCGGAGGAGTTGATACGGGACGTGATAGAGTTCCTTAAATGGTGCGAACGCACCGGAGAGAAGCCGGAGCCCGCCAACAGTGGGGCAATCAGCAGAAAACTTTCCCGCGCGCTCGCGCTCCTCGAAGGCCGCACAGGAGAGGGGGCGGGGGCGTGAGCAGGTCAGATGCCGTGCTGCTGCATAACGAAATGGTCAAGGAGTCTGACACCGTGTACCTCGGACTCGATTACGCGGCGTTCTGCGTCGGGATCAACAAGAAGGCCCGCGCCGATCTTGTGGCGCAAGTCTCGGCGCTCATGGGGATGCTGGTGCGCCCGAAGAAGGTCTGGCCGTACAAGCCACCCAAGCGAGAGGGGGCGTAGGGTGTTGGAGGTCGCGTTCTTCTTGCTCGTTGGCCACGCAGTCGCCGACTTCGGGTTGCAAACGGAGTGGATCGCCAAGTACAAGAATCCGAACACGCCATCACCAGCCCCGCCAGGGCAATCAGTTCAGCCAGTGTGGGGATGGATAATGGGAGCACATTGCTTCATGCACGGAGGGGCGGTCGCGCTGGCTACCGGGTCTGTTATGCTCGGGGCGCTCGAAACCGTTGCCCACTTCTTCATCGACTTGGCGAAATGTCGCAACATGACGAATCCAGGGCAAGATCAGGTGATCCACTTAGGCTGTAAGGCTCTCTGGCTCGGACTATGGGCCGCATCCCTCGGCCCCCGTCCATGACCCGCGCGTGGGCAGAATATGGTAAACTTACCAAGCTCCCCCACACAAACCGGAGGAAAAATTGAAGACATGGATCTGGGCTTTAATCGGAGTGGTTGCGCTGGTTGTCGTGCTGTTTTTTCTGCCAATTCCTGTTCACTCTCAGGTTGCCACCATTACCCTAGACTGGACAGCTCCGGGAGATGATGGGAATGTAGGGACCGCTACCACTTACGAAATGCGTTGGTCTACCACTCGCCCAGATACCACCACTGTTCCCAACATGGACAACTGGTGGAATCTTGCCACAACTGTAACCTCCATGCCCACACCACTTCCCTCTGGCTCGGCGCAGTCCAAGGCTGTTGCCGGCCCCTTCACAACTGGGCAGACCTATTACTTCGTAATCCGGGCATGTGATGAGGTTCCGAATTGCTCCCCATACTCCAATGTGGCGAGCAAATTCATACCCGACGCCATGCCGCCTTCCCGCATTATCGATTTGAGAACGCGGTGATCCCAGGATTGCCGCCGATGGTGAACGGCAATGGAAGTCTCAAGAAGAAGAACCTACCGCGGCGGCGGTGCCAATTCTGCGGGGGTTGGTTCCGCCGTCGTGTTTACCCTACCGAGGAGGCTAGGGGGGTTGGACGTTTTTGCAGCCATCGATGTGATCTGAAGCATCGCTATGCAGAGGCGGCTATGATAAAATGATCCCCACGGAGGGGACATGGTGGCGGCGAAGAAAACTACCCAATTCGTAGAAGCCATCCTCCATCTCGAAAAGGTGGTTAACCTGATGATCGAATACCAAACCGACTGGTCTGCGCTCCTCCCCCAGCTCCCCAGCGGGCATTCCAATCCAGACTACGATCCCACCTACGAAGCACGGATCCGTGAGAATCCCAAAGAAGTTTTTGATCCTGCGCTCCTGGCTGCGCGAGATTTCCTGAAACGAGTTAACTCCCACTAGCATCAAAATGCTGCCACCTGATCGTTGCCCTGCCTGTGGTATGGAGTTTTGGGTTCGGGTACCCAAGCACCTCCAGGGGCAGATGGATTTCCAGACCGCCACGAACATCTGCATCGTCATCTACGATGAGGAAGGAGAGCGCGTTGTTGACTTCCGCTGCCCCTCGGAAACGTGCCAATACGAATGGCAGCCCTCGCGCAGAGCGGTCGGAGATCATCTCTCCAGAATTCCGCGCTGAGGTTGCGGCCCGAAGCATCCAGCTAGGCCAGGAAATCAAGGATCGGGGCGTGCCCCTGGTCGCCATCGCCCGCCTGCTCGGGGTGAGCAAACAGTATGTCGAGCAGATCTTCAGCGGCGACCAGCCCATCTCGGCCTATCGTCTCGCCACCATCGGCAAACTCTTGGGCTACAAAGTCCGAATCGAGCTCATCCGTGAAGGTTAACATCTCGGCAATCAAAACCTTCCAATACGACCAGATGGATTGGTACTACGCCTACGTCCTAAAGCGGGTCCCGCGCCGGCCGGAGATGGCTCTTCATCTCGGCACCCTTTGGCATACCCTCCTTGAGGAATTCGCCAAGTCAGGCTCGAAGGATGCGGCTAAGGAGGTGGCGAGACAATCGATCGAGCAGACTACCCAGTTTCTCTCCATCGATCCCGCCTCCAACAGTTCTTTTGTCGAAGAATTCCTCGATGATTCTGAGCATCTCTTCAACCTCTTCGACGCCTACGAAGAACGCCACAAGTTTGACGAAACACTAGCGGTCGAGGGCGCAATCGAAATGCCGATTTTGGGTGGCCCCCACACTCTCATCGGACGCCCCGACCGCGTAGTGCTCTACCAGAAGAAATTCTGGCATGTACAAAACCGCACCCTATCCGACCGCACCGTCATGCCCGTCTACCTAGCCGCGGCCGAACGAGACATCCATGAGCTTGGTTACGCTGCCATGATCTGCCACAAGTACGGCGAGCCCCTCATTCGCTACGGCGGCACCCTAATGAACATCTGCCGCAAGGTCAGCAAGAAGAAGCTGGCGGAGGATCCCCATGCCGCATTCATCCAAGAGTTCATCCCCATCGACCCCAAACAAGTTGCCGAGGCTCTCGAGGATATCTCCCAGATCGCAGATGATATGGATGCAATCAGTCGGGGGGCTCGCCGCGCACTTCAAAACCGCGACACGGATAAAGGACGCTTCGGCAATCGACTGTCGGCTTATTTCGAGGTCAAACTCGGCCGTGCGTCTATTTATGACGACCATCTTTTTCAGACTTCGGTTTCACGGTATGAATCTGAGCCCGCGGTGGTTCTCGAATGACAGATCGTTCGTTGATATTTCCATTGGTCCACATCGACCTCCGCGCGAGGGACGACAAGGGGAAGCAGACCTATGGGCAAGAATTAATCTCCCATGACGGCCGGGATTCTCTCCTAGACGCCTACGAAGAAAGCCTCGACCTCTGCGTCTACCTGCGAAAGATGCTCTACGAAAGGGACGGCAAATGAGCGGGTTCGCCATTCTCCTGGCCGAGCCAACTGGCTGGGTCAAAAAGCCCGGGCTCAAGAAGCAGAAGCGTTCGATCACCAAACCACGTTACCGCACACCAGATGATGCCGAGAAAGACCGCAAGTTCCGCACGGGGGTTGTGGTCAGAAAGGGCCGGCTTTGAACCAACCAACCATCACAGTCCTGATCCCAACCGCGGGCAGAGATACCCTGGCCTACTCTCTCCAGACCATCGCCCAGCAGGAGTTGGTGGACGGAGATGAGGTTCTCATCATCGGCGATGGGGCCCAGAAAGATGTGGAGGCCCAGATTGAAGCGATCGGCAAGCCGTTCCGGTACATCGAAGGCCCCCACACCAACGACTGGGGCCACACCCAGATCAACCTCGGCCTTGGGCTCGCCCGCGCCGACTGGATCATGGTTACCGACGACGACGACGCATATCTTCCGCGAGCATTTGAGGTCGTGCGCCGAGCCATTGTGCAAAATCCTGGGCGGCCACATCTATTTCGATTCTTCACCAACGACAAGCATTTGGTTTGGCGCTCGTCAGACCACCACCATATCGACGAAACACTCATCGGATCCCATAATCTCGTTATCCCTAATGATCCTGAACGACGCGGTGAGGGAGGTTGGACGGAGCGATATCGTGGGGATCTTGACTGGGTTCGTGCGGTACTGGACTCCTACCCAAGACGAGATTGGATTTGGCGTCCGGAGATCCTTTCCAGACAACGCCCCCAGCGAGATTTGGCTACTTGGGCTATCCGCAACCCTGAGCAGCGCGAAGCTTTTGTACGGCTCAAAGGTTCTGAGGGCACAGGTTGGAGATGCCTTTTCTCGGCGAGAGATGAGGTTCCATTTGCCTACATAGGCTGGGCCGAGCTGACCGAGAAAGGTGGTCGTATGACCCTCAAACACGGCCTTGGCGAGGAATTCCAGAACAAGGGCTACGCCGCCCCTTTGCTCGGGCACATGATCGACGCAGGGATGGGAGACATCTGGGTGGAGCTGCCCGAGACCGAGCGCAAATCGCTCCACATCCATCGCGAGATGGGATTCGTCGAGAAGGAGCGGAAGGATGGGATCATCCACCTCTGGCATGAGTACCCCCCAGTATGAAACACCACTTTCTCTGGGAACTGACGGACTATTCCAACGCCGCCATGCCCCCGCGGTATCTCTCGGACATCACCGCCTGGCATGGGCACATTCCGTTCGCGTTCTTCGTTACCCAAGTGGTTCGCCCGAGCCTCTTCGTCGAGCTGGGCGTACATGCCGGCGATTCGTATATGGCTTTCTGCCAGGGCCTCGACCAACCAGATGGAATGCTGCTCAAAAAGGCATTTGGCATCGACACCTTCAAAGGCGATGAACACTCGGGACCGTATGAAGAGAATATGTACCAAATGGTCTCCGACGTTCACGATCCACTTTACGGGAAGTTCTCAACCCTGGTGCCCCGGCGATTCGAGGAGGCAGTCTCGGACTTTGAAGTCGGGTCTATCGACCTGCTTCACTTGGACGGACTGCATACCTACGAGGCAGTAAGTCGGGATCTGGAGATGTGGCTTCCCAAAATGTCTTCCCGCGGCGTGCTCCTGATGCACGATACCTCGGTTATCTCCGACCCCACTTTCGGCGTCTGGCAGAAGTGGGGCGAGCTGAGGCGAGAGTATCCCCATTTCGAGTTCTACCATTCCAACGGTCTGGGAGTTTTGCTCGTTGGGAACGATGCACCGGAGATTCTCTACAAGATGGGCGAGCAAGATAAGACTTGGCAGGGCGAATGGATCCGCGAGTATTTCAAACTTTTCTCCGATCGGGTATACGCCATGAAGAAAGCGGAGAAGAAAGATGAATCCAAATGATCCCATCGAGACTGTCTGGGGACTATTTCAACCCCCACAAGCTAGCCAGATTGCATGGATGGTCCGTCAGCCCGAAATCATGGGGGGAGGACTCTCCTCCCTGGCACAGATGCGTGCGTTTGCGGATCGGTACAAAACCGACTGTTATTTCACACCCAATCCAGTTGTCCCCGGATTCGGCCGTCGCCCTTCATCGGCTCATGTCGCATATGTCCGCTGTCTGCTTATCGATCTCGACCCGTGTGTTGAGACGATACAAATCGGAGGAGCAGAAGCACAGAGACGAAATTCAGGATCGATTGTGGGCAGAGATATCTCGCCGACAAACCCGAGAGATGCTGTATCCCGACTTCTTTGGACCGGGATCGAAGAAAGGGTAATCTCCTATGCCCAAAATCTCCTTGGACTCGAACTCCATCCGGATCGAATTGACTCAGGCAGAGGCCGCCAGCTATGGCTTCGCTTTGAACCGACCCCAGTTGTTTCGCAAGAAGAGAAGTCCCTCTGGCGGACTGCTATTGGAGCTTTTCTCTATCGACTTGACCAAGACTGTGGAGACCTCGGAGGTTTCCGCGTGGATACCAGTTGCTCAGACCTTCCCCGGCTCGTGCGGCTGCCAGGAACCATCAACTCCAAGACCGGGAACCGCGCAGGTTTTTACGGGGAGCCCGGCCAAGTTCACCAAGGATTTGGAGAAGCACTACTCGAGCGTTTCGGGGTACCACCCGCACCCAAGCCCCGTCCCAGTGGGGGAGATTGGCGTCGTTCCTATCACCTCCTCAGCGCCCGAGCCAAGCGGTTCTTCGCCGACGGCTGGGCCGAGCCAGGACGCCACTCAGCAGCCTTCGCAGCCGCCGCCAGCATGAAGAACGATGTGGGGGCTGGGTACGACATCACAGAGAGGATGGTTTTGCTCGGCGCAATGAAGTGCTCGCCCCCGCTTGACCCGCACGAAGCCCGTAGGTGTACCCGCAATGCTTTCAAGGAGGATCTGATTGGCTCTTAAACTTGGCTCGCCCACTACCGAGCGGCTCGAGAGGATCTTGATCTATGGCGATCCCAAAACTGGCAAAACCCGTCTGGCCACCAGTCTTACACCAAGATTCGGAGATGCTCTCTACGTGGCTTCAGACCCGGGCTCTGATTCCCTCTCCTCCGTCCTCAATGCTTACCGTCCCCGTATACGCCCTGTATCAATGGAGTTTCCCAAGGGGAAGCCTCTTACGGCGACTGACAACCCTCATCGAGACAGTTTTCATATCGCATGCAACGACTGGATCGGCTCTGGAGTACCTGCGGAGTGGGCTGGCAAACCCCCCATCAAAACTCTGATCTGGGACACCATGACTGCGACCGCCCAAGATATCCTCGCCTACGTCGCAACTTCTGGCCAGTTCTCGCAATCAGCTCATGTCGGGCTCGGAGCCCCCGGCTCGGTCGAGCACCAGAAGCTCCCCATGCAGGGGGACTACATGGCGGCGCACAATATCATCAGCCGCCTCGTAGACTTCTTGTTCAAACAGCCTCTCCACCTTATAGTGATCTGTCATGCGACCTATGACGAACCGCGTGAGGGGGGATCGGTTGAGGGTGGACCTGCTACAACGGGTAAGGCCACCGTTAGGAGTTTTCCGGGCCGCTTCGATACAGTCATACACCTTACACGTCGGGCCACTACGAGTGGAGGTGTCGGACCTGGAACTGCGCCGAGCCCAAGTGTTACCGCATGGACCGAGCGCCACGGAATTTGGTCTGCGGGCATTCGATCGGGGCACACTACCAACCCTCTGCCGAAGCTGGATCTTGAATCGGATCCAATCAATTTCTGGAAGCAGTATGACGAGAAATTCCTAACTGCGAGCAAGGAAGCCGTAGGAGCATAGGGATTAACGGGCGTCGGGCTCGTCAACGCAGCACATTTCAAAAGGAGGAGAAGAGTGCCTGGGTTTTTCGACATCAGTGGGGATACGGTCAAAGCAGCCGAAGCAGCGAGCAGCTTTCGCCTCGTGATTCCGCCGACGGCGAAGGTTTTCAAGGATGGCGCAAGCTGGACCGAACTGGGCAGAATCACTGAAGCCTCATCGGAAGTCTCCAAGTCTACGGTCGAGGGGCGCGAGTGCGACATTCTCGTCCTGCACCTCCAGATCGAACTTGCGAAGGATGGTTCTGGGCTCAACGAGGGTAAGACGTACAAGACCAACTTCCGCCTAAACCGCTGGGCGCTCGAGAACGGTCGCGGAGCCCCCAAGGGCACCCCAATGGCGGGGCAGAAGACCATGAGCCTTTTGTCGATCGCCAAGATGAAGGCAGTTCTCTCTGCCTGCGGCTTCCCCCCGGATGGCGAAGAAGGCACATACACCCAGGCTCTTCTCGCCGAGTGTTTCCCCGATGTGAACACCTTTGGTGCCGTGCCGAGCCCCCTGATCGGGCAATCCTTCTGGCACGAGGTCAAGCAGCGCGAATCCAATAAAGACGGCAAGAGCTACACGAACTACGATATCCAGAATGTTCTGCCGTCAAACTAAAGGAGGCCAAGGATGGCTGGTGGGAACCTTAGCGGCACGGAGCTCGCCGCGATGCGGGCCGAGCTAGATCAGGTCAACAAACAGAGTGGATACAAGCGCCATGAACGAGAGCCTGGGGGACCGCCCGCAGCTAATCCAGCCGAGGCTAGCTCACCGGCACAGCCCACGCCGGAAGTTGCGGATCCCGGTCCCCCTAGATTCCTCGGTGTTGATCTCCAAAACAGTATCGCCGTCATGTCGGGCAATGCTGGAATCCCGGTTAGGCCCGAGGCTCATTCTGAGATCGTGGCCATCCTTCTCGGGGAACTACGGGCACATATGTCACGTACTCTCGCTATTGTATCTGAGAACCATGGACGCACCACGGATCCGGCTCAGCTAGAGATCGAGTTCCCGAATGGCCGAGCAGATTAACTGCGTCTACTGCCGGCGCAAGGGCGTTCGCTCGGCCGAGCCCACTACCGAAATCGTCTTCCGAGCAACCACGCCTTCGGTTGTCTTCACCTCGGGGGCGATGTGCGCAGACTGCGCCCGGATGCTGTCGCATGGAGCGACAAGAGCGATTAAGGCGTTCGCAGACGAGATCCAACGACTTCGCAAGATTGCTAAGATCGCGCCGAAACCCATGTCCCACGATGAAGCCCGCAAGGAGGTGGATTCATTTCTGCGCCAACTGGGCCTTCAGTCTTAGTCATAGTCGAGGAGCTCAAACCTGATGGCTCTTTCCCTGGGTCGAAACTCTTCTGGGCGGTTGCTGCCGAAGCCGGTCTCATGCGCGCCACCTGTCATGTCTTACGAGCAGGTTCTCCGCTTGGGGATGTTCATTCGGGAATTCCACACACCCCCGATGGGATGGATAATCCAATTGCACCCACGGTCGTCTGCTGTGTGGGAGGAAATGCTTTCCGGGCGACGACAGGTCTTGGGCGTTCGATCGAGGATTGCCGGGGTTATATATTCGCGCCTGGGGAATGTACGACCACTAGAGTCAGGACCAAGGGGGTTGTTGGAACCTACAAAACCAAGCGTGTTCAAAAAGATGGTTCGGTGGTTAACCCAGGCGACCCAAAATGGGGGTGGGTAACCAGTGATAGTAAAACCGAATTTCCCCCGAGCGTTAGGTGGATTCTACCCACATTGGATCCTGTCTCCGTCCAAAAGTCCGGACTTCGGACTGTTGTCGCACTTAAGTCGGACCTCGCCCGAGTTGCACGATCCAGCATGGGAGGTATTTTTAGCCCTACATCGTGCCATTTCATCAACCTTCCGGTCGGACTAGGAACCTCTGATGGCCCAGTCTCAATTGATATTGAAACCGTTGGGGAGTCAATTACGCGCGTCGGTGTTAGTGACGGCCGATGTACGTGGACCGCTCCATGGGATTGGCGAGCAGCAACTCGCCTTCGTGAGATCTTTGTTTCCGGTAGAACAATCGTGGGACACAATCTGGCATTTGACCTACGGTTTCTATCGCGTGAACTTGATGAACAGACAAGAAGCTCTGGATTGGATCGCCAGCATAGACCCGTGGGAGACTGGCTGGGCTCGTTCCCTATCTTCGACACCATGGTCGCAGCGCACCTTCTCCAACCTGATCTATACAAGGGACTCGCGCGCTCAGCCTCGCTTTACCTCGACATCCAATCGTGGAAGCACCTCTCGGAAGACAAGCCCGAGGAGTATAACGCGAAGGATGCGTTCTACACTTGGAAGCTGGCTGAAGCGGAAGAGATCCACCTAAAGGAAACCGGGCAGCATAACCTCTTCCACAAAACCCTAATGCCAGCCCTCCCGACTCTCATTCGGATGTCTAGGAGGGGGATCCGCGTAGATAGGGAGCGGCTGGCAGTTTGGCAGGAGGAGCTGGGGGCTCGGCGAAGAAAGCTATTCGATGACTGGTCTGGTCTGGTTCCGGACGTGAATCCAATGAGTCCTAGCCAGATTGCCGGTTTGCTGTATGACAAACTGAAGCTCTCGAACAAAGGATTGGGATACAAGAGGGGAGCTGCGGGAAAGGTATCCCGATCGGTAGAAGAACCAATTATAAAAAGCCTGCGTCACAGCAGCCCCGAACATGCGCCGATCCTTGATCTGCTCATAAACCTTCGGCGCGTTAATAAGCTGATAGGGACGTATGCTTCCACCGAGATTGGTGGGGACGGCTGTGTTCACCCGAACTACCTCCCAGCGGGAAAGGAATCAGACGATGGCGCGGCTGCTACGGGCCGGCTCGCTTCCTCGGAGCCTAACATCCAGAATCAACCAAACGAAGCTCGATTCCTCTACGTTCCCCATGATGCTGGAATGTCTCTACTCGAACTTGATTTTTCCCAGATTGAGCTACGAATTGCTGCCGCACTGGCTGACGACCGGGCGCTTCTCGAAGCCCTAAAAGGCGACGTTCATGCCCATACCCAAGCCTTGCTCAATTGTGATCGGGTCCGTGCTAAGAACGTCATCTATGGCAGCCTCTACGGCGCTGGGCCGAGGAAACTGTCAATCCTTCTTCGAACTCGTGGAATACAAACGTCTGAAGCTGAATGTAAGGAACTTCAGGCATCCCTGGCCCGCGCGTACCCCCGTCTCTGGGCCTGGCGAATGGAAGTTGTTAGTACTGGCGTGGGACGCCGCTTTCTCACGAATCCGTTCGGTCGAAGACGTTATTTCTACGGGGGTGAATCGTCTGCACCACAGATGATCGATTACCTCCCCCAGTCTTCCGCCGCGGATATCGTCTGGGACCGTCTGCCAGCAATCGACGCATTCTGCGAGGCCAATGGGGGTGCTTTGCTCGCCACCGTCCATGACAGCTTCTTGATGGAATTCCCAAAGGAGGCCATCCAGCCGTGCCTACTTGGAGGCTTACGCGAGGTACTCGAGACAGAATTTCCGCAGATCGCTCCGGGGTTCCGAGTGCCCGTCGATATGAAGATCGGGTCCAACTGGGGCCAGATGGAGAAACTGTCCCCAAGCCTTGTGTCTTCCACCTAGACCGTAAGCGAGAGCTGCAATGCGGACTCCCGGTCTGGGAGGGGCAATACTGCCTCAATCACTATATTCGCCACGGGCTGTTTTTGGCGGGACTTCTACGCAAATGTGCGCGATCCGACTGGCGCGCCAAGCGAGAGATCCAAACCTACGTTAAGGAACGGGATGCAATAGTCGCCTTCTTCTCGGGCAGGCTTAGGGCGATCCGAGAGGGGTCGGTCGAGCCAGTTACCGATTTCTCCCAAGCCTATGCGGTGCTGGACGAGCTCTGGAACTTCGCCAGGCTTAATCGCCGAATCCCTCACCCCGAGCGGATTGCCAAGTTCGTCTCGTTCATCAGCCGGCAGGACTATATCGCCAAGCACGGGTGGCACCACCGAGACTGGGTTGGGGATAAGACCAACGGTCTCAGGCGCAAGGAGGCGCAAAATGACAGCAACCGAATGGAAGACCATCAAGTGGTTCAAGCCGAAGGAATTCGACGACCCGACGAGCCCGGGGTCGGGCAAGCAGATGAGGTTGGAGATAGTCGGGAAACTGGATCGGATCCGCTCTTTGATTGGGATGCCCCTGGTGGTAACGAGCGGGTTTAGAACGGAGGAGCATAATGCCGAAGTCGGTGGGGTTGACAGTTCAGCTCATACAGATGGCTTCGCAGTCGATATTGCCTGCCGAACATCTGGACTACGATTCGCTATCCTACAAGCGGCTCGAGACGTGGGAATCGCGCGTGTTGGCATCGCCCGGACCTTCATACATCTGGACTGCGATCCCAGTAAACCTCAAGAGGTTGCGTGGCTCTACTAGCCCCGTGCGCGTCTGGATCAAAAGAAAATTTCCCGAACCACTTACTGCTGCAGAACGACGTGAGTTGAGAAGGTTATTCTATAATCAGTTCATGGCTTCGAGTTACGCGGGAGCGTTTCATCAAGCACCTTCGCAACTTCTCCTGCCTTCCCAGCTACAGTCTTCTTCTTCACGCCGAGGACTCTTAGGAGGGGTGCTAGGGCGGCTAGGATTCTAACCGCCCCGCGCACCTTTTTCCAAATGCTCAGTGGCCACCATCCTTTGCAACGACGCCAAGGAGGCCCACGATGAGAAACAGAATCTCCGAAACACTCGGGGGCCACACGTGAGATCCAGCAAACCCCACAAGATACTGGATAACCGCAATCGCAATCGAGCCGTAACCAAGAATGGTCGTATACGGGTTCTTCATCTGACCTCCATGTCAGAGTTTAATTACGGCGGTCCGAAGATCGTCAATCCGTTGGTCGAGCCGCCGTTGAATCTCTTCCACCACTTCTTTCTTCACAAACCCGTTCCCCGTGAGTATGTCGAACTTCTGCTCGAGCAGGGAGAGTCTGTTGGACATCCGATTATAGATGACCAGCGCGGACACCACAATCGTGAAGATGTTGATAGCAATGTCGATAGCCTTGGCCAGATCGAATTCCATCATTTCTCCGGGGGTAGGACGGTGTTCGAGATAGCCGGGGCAGCTGCCGCCACGACGGGTGCGAGCCGAGGGTTAATTAGGTTTACGGCCGCGGGGACGCCAAATTCGATCGTCTGCTTCGCCAGGGCTCGAGGATTGCCTCTGCTCGCCGCCCCTACATTCGCCATACCCTTACCGAGCTCCGATCCGATCGGCCCAACGCCCCAGCCCAACACCCCAGATACCCCATACTTGGTAGCCTCCAGGGCGTCTGCGGCGAGCCCAAAACCAGCTCCGTTCGAGATATTCTCCAAAACCCGCTCGGCTACGTTCCGATCCGTTCGCCGAGGATCCTTCCCGCGGGCAAATTTCTTCACATCCGCAATGACTTCCCCGCCCAGAGGGGTTAGAGTTGCGAAGCGCAGAAATGGGGCGATATCCCCCTGCTTGCCGTCTGTCGAGATCCAGAGGGCCGCGGGCTTGGCGATGGTATCCTTGAACAACTTCCCCTGTTGGAAGCCGAAGGACTTGAACATTGTCAGATAGCGTCCAGCCGGCGAGCGGTAGAATTCGGGTAGCGAAAGGGCGTCTCCCCAGAAGTTTACGTCTGAGCTTACCTTCTGAGCTGCCTTTAGAAGTTCATTTTCTGTTAGATGGCCACCTCTTGATACGATGGCTGAAGTGTCCAGTCCCAGGTTGGCGAGACGGCCTTCAATTCGGGCCATCTGGTTCTGGGCTCCACGAGTTCCCAATTTGGATAACGAATACAATTTCCTGGCTTGGTTCTCCGCAAACGACGCACCCTGAATGGCTCCGAATACACGGCTTTTCATGTCGGCTTGAGTAAAGAACACCTTCTCAAGAAAGTCGGTCGAACCGCCCGTTAGGCTTTGCTCGGCGTGGCGCACAACTCCGCGCAGGATGACTCCCGACCGCAGGGCAAAGTCTAGGGCCTCGGGATCGTTGCCCAGGGTGCGGAAGAGATTCTTGAACATCCCCTGATGCTGGGTGCGGACGACCGCAGAAAGGATCTGAGATGGCTGAGCGATCGCACCTAGAGCAAGCTTGGTCACTACTTCAGCCTGGGCCATCTTTTTCCATAGCCCCTCACCTACTGTGGGGCGGTCAATGGAACCCAATTGCCGTCTCACAATCTTTGTGGCCAGATTCTTGTAGGCTGGGTCTTCGACCTGTTCGAGTTGGGAAAAGGCCCGTGGGTAGCGTTGTTCGATCCCAAATTCCCGACGAATGTCTTTCGTGGCTTGTTCCTGTCTTGCTCGCACAATCTGCTGAGCAGTTAGCCGCCGTTCCACTGGCTCTCGAGCGACACCACGGCCGCGGACGTTTTTGAATTCCTCAATGAACATCTGCTCGGCCGCGGGGTCTGCCGTCTGTGCCCGCGCCGACTGGTTGGCGATCTCCTCGGGCGCGAATAGCTGCTCTTGGACTGCTTTTCTCGTCGCAGTCTCGACATCCGAAATGGGGCCGAAGAAGGTATGATTGGCAAGCCGCCGCGCAGCGTACTCGTAGTATTGCGGAAGAATGTCCCGCAGATCAGTCTCATAGCCCGGAAGCTCAAGGCTACGACCCATCATGAAGTGATTCGTCCCAGCGGATATGGGCGCACCCGTTACGATGCCCTCTTGTTCAGCTGCCAGCCGATCCGCAAAAGCGTCAAGCCACTCCTCAGCTTTATCAGGACGCAGCTCGAGCTTCGCCGCTACCTTGGCCTTCGCGGCGTCTCGGAACTCTCCTCCAGCACGGTAGGCATCCGGATTGTTGTAGCGGATTGGAATGCCATAATCTTTGCGAAGGATGAATGTGTGTGAGTTCCCCGACTCGGGGTCGAATACCTGTACCCCAGCCCGTTGTAGGCGTAATCCGATGGCCCGCAGCCGACGGGCTTCGGCAATGGCACCATCAACTACACGCTGGGGAAAGCCTGCAATGGCAGTCCCTTTCTCAAGTTCGTGCATATTGCGCCCGATCATCAGGAATGCCATTTGTTTTATTTCATCGTCCTTCATGGCGGCGGGTAGTCGGGATTTCCCTACCCAGCCTACATTCCTTGCAAAATCCGCATTCCACTTCCCGCCGATAAGCGCGGAAGTAGAGGAGGCCATACGAAGTTGCGTTGCCAGATCCTTAAGCCCACTCTTTCGCAGCAGCTCCTGGCCACTTGTGAAGGCTTTGTCCCAATTGACCATGAAGTGCTGTCTGAAGAACTGCTGACTCCCCTCACGAAGTTGTGGACCCCCGGGAGTTATATCCAATATTTTGTTCGCCAGACTAGCCGAGAATCTCCCCGTCCCTGCCGCTGTATTCGCTGCTATCTTGGCAGCGCCAGGGATTGCGCCCACGGCCGCCCCAAATAATGCACCGTAAGCGGCTGCCGTCCCCACTTCCTTCGCCGCATCAATGGGGGACATCTCCTGATGAAGCACGTCCGGAGAACGTTTCGCTAATTCAAATGCTCCGGCCCCAGCCGCTCCACCGAGAATGGATTTGGCTAGGAATCCTCTCGCTAGATTCGCGGCACCGCCCCCAGCCAGCATTCCTCCCCAGAATGCCGCTCCTTTCCATCCGAGTTCCTCGGCACGTTTTAGGTGGGAATCAGCTTCGGCTACGGGAAGCAATCCGATGGCAGGGTCTGCTAAAACTCCTTGCGCCGCCTCCCACGCCCCCGTAAACGGAGCCGTTGCGCCCTCGAACAGATCGCCAGCCATGTCCGCAATCGGATTGGTGGGAGTGGGCTTTAGCTCGCCCGCGGTAGGAGTGGTGCCTTCGGTAAAGTAATCGTCTATCGAGGTCTTAGTTGTCTCGGCAGGAGCGGGCGAAACAGGTGTAGCCGCAGAGGCCTGGGTAGACTCTTCCTTAAAGAAATCGTCGATACCCGGCACTTATCGAAGATCCCCCAGCGTAAGCCCGTACTTCTCGACCTCGGCTTTCACCTGCGCCATGGCCTCGGCACTGGGAGCCTTGCCGAGCAAATCTAGCCTCTTCAATATGGACCGCTTGAGATTGGCCTTCGCCGCTCGCTGAGCAGTCGGTTCGCCGTTCTTGATCGTAGCAACATCGATCCCCTCGGCCTCTTCCTCGCGCTCAGTAGGCGTGGCGTCTCGAGGACCGATGGGCAGCGTGATTCCAAAGAGCTTCCACTTGCTGTGGGTCTTCTCGTCTAGATTTTTGTTCCGAGCAACCGCATTGCGGGCACCCAGATAGTCTTTGGTAGTCAGAACCGGGTTGGCCTTGGCAGCCTCTTCCTCGGCCGATAGCTTCGCCTTCACGCCGGCCGTTTTGCGATCTTCGGCTCCCTGGACTTGAATGAGGGCCTTCCGGCGATCGGCTTCCTGCTTATCACTCTCGCGCTTGATGCCTTCTTGGAACTTGTAGAGGTTCTGGCTCGCAGCATTCGCCGCGGCGAGATCGCCCTTCTTGATGGCCTCGTCCAGCTGCTTCTCGAGGATCTGCCCGCGAATCGTGATGAGCTTGTTCTTCTTGGCCTGGTCGAAGGTCAGATTCTGGGCATAGTTCTGTTCCTGAATCGCCTCACGCTTCTGAGTTTGCTCGGCCAGGTAGTTCTGGGCCTGCTGCTGGAATGCAGGGTTTTGCGAGAAGGTCGTCGCAAGATTGCCAGCAAGCAAGCCCAGGAACGTGCCGAGTGGAGCTACCTGCGCTGGTACGGGGCGAGACAGGGGTTGAGCCTCATTCTGGATCTGATCCAGAAGGGGCTGGTAGAAGGCGGCAATCTGCTCTTGGCTCGGCCCAGACTGTGGGACCGGCTGCTGCCCTAAGTCCGCGGTCGAGATAGGCGGAATTGGGGGAGCAGTCGTATCCCCGCCCGTGGTCGAGCCCGAGACGGAGAACTTACGCTTGATGGTCTCGGAAGGCTGCCCCACGAAGTCGGCCATTAGCCCATCCCTGCCCAGCCATAGCTGGGGCTGTTCATCTCCGAAAGGCTGGGTGCCTTCTGTTGGCCCATCGAGAAAAGACTAGGAATGCTAGCACCGAGGAGACTGGTTCCAATCCCTCCAATCGTGCTCTGTTGATTGGGCTGGTTAAGGCGTCCCTGAGTATAGGACTGGAGACGCGCCAGAAGATTCTGCTGGGCAAGCGAACCGGCAGTCCCGAATAGCCCCCCACGAAGCCCGAGCTCCCCGCTCGAGATAGCCGACTGTCCTGCGGCATTGGCGATCGTCCCAATCCCCGAGGTATTCAACCCCCGGCTGGCGAGCCCACTGGCAAGGTCTCCCTGAAACTGGGATCCCTGGATGGAGTTCTGAAGAAGCATCTGCTGGAACTGGGGACTCGCCTGGAGGAGCTTATAGAGCTGGCTGATGTCCCCAGATAATGCGCCCGAGCCAAAGAGTCGCTGGAGTGTCTGGGCGTCGAGCCCTGTGGGACCCTTCTGCCCGCCACCCAAGATGGACCCAAGTGCGCCAATCCCTGCACCGATCGCTGCGATTGGAAGTGCCATTCTCCCTCCCTGGAGAAGTCAAGTATACCCCAAAACCTTACGGCATCGTGATGATGAACTTGCTGTTACCACTCGTGACGGTTATGGTCCGCACGGTAGCATTGGCTGGCGGCCAAACACTCGTTTCCCTGATCGCAGCAAATTTGAAAGCTATCGTAGAGGCGCGTGCCGCCGCAGTCAGTGCTGTGACGATGGCATCTTTAAGAGTGATTGCCGCCGTTAAATCCGCCTCCAAGAGATAGATTTCCCACCCATTTGGGTTGAATCGAATCTGCCCCCACTGAATATTAGCGGTGGAAGGTAGAAGGTCGATGTCTGCCTTAACAGATACGACTACGTTATCAATCGCTGCCTTTGCCTGAGTTCTGGTAGCCATTAGCCTAGAATTCCCTTGGCTTGGAGGTCGGCAATCAGAGTACCGAGTACGTCGGCCAGTTCGTCGGTTGTGGTTGCGTTTGCGTCGTAGGAACGATCGGTCGTGACATTGGTAGGCGTGTAGGCTGAGCTTGCGGTTAGGTCAATGAGCCGGCCGTTGGTCGTGGCAATAGGGATCTTCCCCGAAGTAAGGCGCGAGCCATTGTCGAGGATGAACGCTTTTCTCGCGGCCCCGGTGGTAATAGTGGCGTAGAAGTCATCCGTAAGAAACTCAATGCCGCCCGCAACTGCCGTAGTCTTGAGTGTGCCCGAAGCCAACAGTAGGGGAACCCTAGCGGTAGACCCCGCAGCGATATCTACCCACGCTGTAGGGGCGGTGGTGGCACCAAACTTCACCTCTCCAGCAATGGCCGAATCCATTGTCCCCGACTGGTAGATACCCCAAATCGTGCCGGGACCGCTGATGGAGGGAATGCGCAACCCATACCACGTGGTGACATTGGCGTGTGGCGCAAAGTTAGACGTAATGTCATACGCGACCGCCGATGTAACTGCCGTGACAAACGGCCCATTGTAGCCGTCAACAACAACCCCTGCCATTTTGGATACAGTCCCGGCGGACGATCCAACCCCAAGATAAGCCCCAACAATTTCCGTTCCTGTGGCACCATTTCCCGAAATATCCACATTGGCGCTAATGCCATAGGTGCCCAGGATTGTACTAGTCGCCCCACCAGCACCGACGAAAGGCGCGTTGATGACATCGATGGCGGAGCACTTGGTGATGGTGATTACGTTATTGAGTTGCGAATAGTTGGTGAACTGAAGTCCTGCCAAGGTGCCAAGCGTCGTGGTGGCAGCAGCGTTCACAGCAGCCGCAAGCGACATACTAAGGCCGATTCGATCTCCAGTCTGCACACCCGCATTGTTGTCCGTATATAGGAAATTCAGACCAAGGCCGAAACTGTTTTCAGTGATATTAGCAACATCTATCTGAGCACCAATTGCGGTATCAGAAGCCACAATTTCCAGAGGGTAGGTTGCGGCGCTTGTGTCGCCAATCCTGAGCCCGGTGCCCCTCGCGGACATGAATGACGCAACGTCCAGTTGGCTCATTGCCGTGATAAGGAAGCCGGTTATATTCCCCGTGGCTGTGAGATTTGAGGCCGTGAGGGTTCCAGCTCCGAACAAAAACGTTGCGTCGTCCGTGAGGCGTCCGTTTGTGGTGCTGAATGGGACTCTCCCGGAGGTCAGGCCGGCGGTAGGGTCGGCCATCAAAAGCCGCTTTCTGCCCCCGGTCGTGATGGTAAAGAATAGGTCGTTGGTAGTAAATTCCAGAGCACCGACAGCCGTGACCGTCAGACTTGTCCCACTAGTCAGCCTGATCGGAGCAACAGTGGTCGTCCCAGCAATGATCTCTAGGTTATGCGTTGGGGCAGCAGTATCCCCAATCCTTAGCTTGCCGCTCCGGAAGAGCGCGGGCGTCCCATCAAAGTCTGGTACAGTCCATGTACGAGTGGTGGCCGTTGTAATCCCGCTAGCCTCGAATGCAAGCTTCTTGGTTATATCCCCGTTGTCCACAATCCGGAAAAGACTATCGAGCACATCGGTAATGCTGCCCGAGATGGCCGAGACGTTCTCCCAGGTGGGGCCAAAGACCTGAATGGTCTGCCCGCCGACCGTGGAGCCCGGCCAAGTGGTGGTCATGGTGAACTGGGTGGCATTGTTGACCTGCTGGACAAACACGTCTTCCGGCAGGGTGTAATTGTTCGCGGTCTGCCGCACCCGCATTCCCACCCGCATTCCGGTCGTTGTTCCGGCATCGAGAGTGACGAGCGCGCTCCCAATGCTGAAGGTAACCGTTAGGGCGAGGGTGTTGTTGAAGTACGGAATGAACCCGTTGCTCGCCGCCGCAATAGTTCCTGAGGCTGTGGCCAGCATGGCGTAGAGCTCCTTCCCGGTGGCCCCACCATAGAGGAAGGAATTGGGCTCGAAAGGTGCGGCGGTATGGGCCTTCTTCATCACACACCACACGTGGGATCGGTCTCGAGTGCTGGCCGCGCCCTGGACCTTATAGTCTAGTGACGGAATCTGAAGGCTAGGTTGGGTGCCGGTTGGGGTGGTCAGAGTACCGGCAGCGGAGTTAAACCCACCCGCAGGGTAGGATCCGCCCCAGGCGATTGACAGATGTTTGTCCCAGGTGGCGTTGTAGAGCCCGGCGAGAGAACTGGTATCCTCGAGAGCGATATAATTGCCGGCGTCCAGCAGCTTGTTCGTGATCTGCTGGTAGTCGCTCACATCAACAAAGTAGTGATACCCATTTGTCGGCCCGGTGTCGAGTCGGTTGAATGCAGGGAAGATCCACTCGCGCGTGGGAGACTTCGTTCGCCCCACGGCGGCTTCTTCCATGCTCAGATTAACGGTCGTGGGGGAATCATTCGGGCTGTACCCCGTGAACCCCACCCCAGTCTGCGCGGGATTCGGAGTGGTACCGTCGGCCCCAATTAGCTTGGTCTCGAAAGTAACCCGCCCGCGGGACACCTGACCTCCGGCTCGGCCAGGCAGATAGAGGAAATTGAGCAGGTCGAAGGTACCGGAAGACGGTGGGGTGCCTTGGGGAGCTGAAGGGACTCGAGCAGTGAACGGGGTTAGCTGCCGAAGGAAGACATCGACCTTCAGGAGCTCATGCCGCAAAACCGGATCCAGCGTGGGCGGGAGCCGGATGGGCGTGTAGTTTTGGATGGCCACTTAGGGCCTCGGCTCGGGCAGACCCGTTCCGGTGATATCCAGCATGAGCCCAGAAATCCGAATCCCGGCCGAGCCCACGACGGCCTCTTCGGAGAGCTTGAACTGGATCGATTCGTTATTGAGATGGAAAGGAATCTTGGGAACGCCAGCCTGAGCGGTGGTGAAGGTCTTCACGCCCGCGGGAGCAGTTCCCGCAGTTTGGGCGGCGTTCGAGAAGCGGGTGTAGGCGGTTACGGTGACGGTGCTCGTAGCATCTTGATTATGCCGGACGAAAAGATTCTCCAGCGTCGTCGTTCGTCCCACGCCGCCCGCGTAGATTTCACGAGACTTGACTGCAAATGCAAGTGTCCCACCAGCAGCATCCGTATATCCTCGATCCTCCACATAGACAAATCCTCCAGACTGTCCACTGAGAAGTAGCTCGTTGCCGCCGATGCGTCCCGTAGTGGCTGCTCCAGCCGCAACATTAATGGGTCCGGTAACCTTATAGGTTCCACCAGGCTTTCGGTGGGACTTGTTGTAGTGGAAGACAAGCGCCTTGGTGTTGGTCGTCTGCCCCGGCGGGGTGTAGTAGAGCCAGAGCTGTTGGAGGACGGCATAGTTTACGAAGACGCAGTTCTGGAGGTAATTGGTGGCAGTTCCAGCAACAGGTAGTCTAACCGTATTCGGCCAGTCCAAGTCGTCAGAGAGGCTAAACGATTGAAAACCGTCAGTATATCTGGGGCCGGCATGTGATATATAGGCAAGGAGTAAGGCCCCGCCATCGGGCGAAAACAGCGTAGAGGCTTGGGTACCAACAATTCCCTCGGTTTCAGAAATCGACTCATACGCCCGGCCTCGATCGAACTCAGCATCCGTCTCCCTCGGCAGGTAGTTGATGCGGTGGATTTGCTGGGCGAGCCCCACAATGAGCTTGTTCCCCAGCCGCCGAATACATGTCACCTTGTCCTGGGTCTTCGACTCGAAATTTAGGAAGTAGACCTCGGGGAAGGATTCGATGTACTCGGGCAGAGAGTAGCGGATCAGGCTGGCATCCGCAATGTCATTCAGGACGAGCTGCCCCTCGAACACATCCCCCGTCGTGGCCACGGGCGGAGGGCCGTCAGCTCCGAAGGAACTCGTTATGCCTGCCACACTTACGTTGACCGTCCGGAAGGGCTTCCCCGAGAGGTTGACGATCTGGGTGATCGTGCCCCCAGTTGTGTAGCAATTGACGATGATATAGTCGATGTTGACCGTAGCGTTGCCGCCAAACCCGCCGCTGGTCTGAAGGGCGTAGGTGAGCCGCAACGAGAAGGTCGCCGCGTTGACCTCGCCCGAGGTCCAGCTTCGCCCCCATAGATCATTGGGGTTGCCCTGGATATTCTCGACGTAATTCCCCACGATCCCCGGAATGTCCATCAACCGGATATACCGTGGGCTCGTCGGCACGAAGTTCGTCCCGTCCGCCGAGAGCTCGAGCTTAATCATGGGCTTGTTCTTAATGGGGCTGTAGTCCGGAACCTTGACCTTCACCCGCACCTCAAACCCCTTCACCGTGCCCGAGACCGAGAACCCAAAGGTGTTGTAGATCTGGCTCTGGTTGAGCGTCGTGGAGGTTGCGCCGGTGTTGTTGTCGGTGAAGACGTTATTGGGGTTCGTCCACGCGCCAGTGCCTGAGACAGTTGGGAATCTGCCGACCGAGCCAGAGTTGCCAATGATCGCAGTCGTCTCGGCAATATCCTTCTCGGCCACCAGCTTAAAGAGAGCAATGCTCGGAATGGGCGTGGGGTTGTCAGTTGGCCCAGCCATATAAATACGCCACTTGGTCGCGTTCGAGTTGACAACTGTAGGCTGCACGACTTGAACGGCGAGGGTCGATAACGTCGCAACAGTGAACGCGGTCGTAGTCGTGGCTGGGGTTCCGATGAAGGTCGATTCGATCGGCGGGTTGGTGCCGTCGTTGATGACCTCAGTAGTCAGGAAATGGTAGTACCCAGGGCCGAGCTGGGGGTTAAATGTTCCAGCCACCAGCGTCGGCGCAGCCAGATTGGTCACGGGGTTCGCGCCGTGCCTCCGGCCCACCCCGTTCGAGGAGATGACCTCGTTCTGGGTATCCCCAATCAGGGCGACGTAGCGGTTGTTGAACTGGACCGCATCCAGGCTGTTGCCCGTCCCGATATTCGAGATGGGCGTGACCGAGCCAAACGTCCCGGTCTCGTCAGCAAACGAAGAAAGGTAGAGGTCGTTGTCGGTATGGGCGAGCAGGAACCCATTCAGAGTGTCATCGAACTCCAGATACCGAAGCCCCTTGACCGTTCCCGCGCCCGTGATCGCTGCGGAATTATATTTAGTTCGAGCTTTGACCTTGTGGATGGCAGGATCGTTGGGGTAATAGACAGCATCGTCCGCCTGCGCGAGCTCGCCGGGCTCGAGCAAAGCTGGGTCTCGCGCCGTGACCAGCCCACCGTTAAGCGGCTCAGGGAAAGGCGTGGTGGCCATTAAAGGAAGTAGGCCGGATCCGTCGGGTCTAGGATCGCACTTCCCCCCGATTCCATCTGCGGGATGAGGCACATATCCTTGTCCTCAGTCCCCTGCTCGTCTCGCGCGATTACCTGCCGGAACTGGAGCTCCGCCCGCTCCTTTGTTTCTTGGAGGCGGGTCGTTTCCGAATCGTGGTCTTTGAGGAAGTAGTAGCGAGCCAATTCCAAGAGAGCGTAAACATACGTGTCAGGGACATCAAGATTGTCGGAATCCGATGCGGGCTCTGCGATCGGTCGGTAGTATCGGACTCGCAGGGTATCGCCCGTGCTCGGAGTCGGAAAGAGCCTGATCTTGCCGTTCTGCCGCCCCGTCGTGAAGCTGGTCGAGTTGTAGAGGTTGTACCAGAACGGCGTCGTGTTGGAGGTTTGGGAGTAGAAGATTCGGTCAATTTCTCGCTGCTCCTTGAAGAGAAGAGTGCGCGGATTGGACAGGATGCGAGCCGAATACGGCCGGCCAATGGGGCTCGGCAGGTTGTAGGTATCCGTAGCAGCGACGACCGGAATATCTGCCGAGAAGACGAGGGTTTCGGCAGAGAAGTTTCCCCCACCTCCAGTCACGGTGATGGCCGTAGTCGAGGTGATGGCCGAGACGGTATACGTCCCCGCAGGAGATCCGTCAGAGATCGTGAAGGTTTGGCCGACATTGACCCCCGCGAACCCATTGGCGGTGGAAGTCGTGACCGCACCACCCGTATTGGCGCACGCGGCCACAGAGAACCCCCCGCTCGTGTCCATGAGCAAGTAGCTGAAATCGTGCCTCAGATTCCATTCCTGAATGGCGGCCGAGATCGCCTCCCCTGCCGCGGCGAGCTGGGTAGTATCGTTAGACGCCCCCAGGATCCTCGCCACGTAGATCTTGGAATCTGAATAGAGTTTCGCCACTAAGCCTCCAGCGCCGCGTGCTTCGCAGCGCGAGTCTCCTTGTAGAAATCTAACAGTCCGGGGCCAGTAACCTTGTAGTGCCTGTTGTCTCGCACCCACCGATAGGCTTCGGCGGCGAGACTCTTGCGAAGGGAGACATCCTCGATCAGAGCCCCAAGCTTCTCGGCGAACTCCTGGGGATTGTTGTAAAGCAGTCCCGTCTCCCCATCCACAATCTCGTCCGAATAGGGTGCGACGTTTGCTGCCAGGGTCGCCTCGGGCTTCTCGGGCATGGTCGATTCGTACCACTTGATGCCCGACTTGCACTGGTTGAAGATGTTGCTCGCGAGCGGGCAGAGATTGATGTCGCAGTCCACGATCGTCCGCATGGTCTTATAGGCGTCGTAAGGCAGCCAATCGATGAACTCGAACTGGTCCTCGGGGATGTTGTCGTGAATCCACTTAAAGGCCGTGCCCCAGATGACGAACTTGGCCTGGGGATACTTCAAGGCCACGGCCCGAACGGCATCCCGAAGCGGGAACCAATCGATCATGTGGCTCCCACCGCCCTGCCAGAGAATCCTTACTCCCTCATGCGGCTGGAGCCGCGGCTGGGGGTAGTCCTGCGGGATGATCGAATTGGGGTAGATATAGACGTTGGAGCACTTGAGCTCCTCGCGGTAATACCTAGCCAACGCCGGGCTCGGGACAGTAACCCCATCGCACCTTCGAGCGATACGGTGCAGTTCGGCGTTGGACTTTAGATTGCGCTCGATATCGAACATCTCATTGTTGCGGATGGTCTTCTGGTCTTCCCAGAGGGGGATGATCGTGCCATCCTTCTCGAAGGTCGTGGTGAGGACATCGCCCTTCTTCATAATTCTGCCGGCATAATCCCGCGTGCCGAGCCGAACAAAGGCTTCGTTAAAGGGGTGGACAAAATCGATGTTGTCATCAACGTCGAAGATCAGCGTCGGGGGGTAGATGCGCTCGGTGTGGTCGTTGTTCCAACCTGGCCGCATCTGCTTGATGGATTCGATGGTCGCAGCCGTGCCCGACCCGCCGAGCGAAAAGAGCTGGACGATATCCGCCGAAAGCATGGCCAGGTGCTTCTCTTCAGTTACATCCTCTCGCTCGCCGATGATGTAGTTGGCCAGGCCGAGGTCGTAGAACGAGCGGAACGGCACCTTCGTCCGGTAGTAGGTACAGGCCGAAGGCTTCTGGTGCTCGATCCCATAGACCCCAAAATTCACTCCCTCTAATGCTCGCGGCATCCTTGCCCCTTTCAGTTAGCGAACGGTTCTAACGGTGCAATACTCCGGGTGCTTTTTGAGGAACTTGCCCACCTTCTCGGGATTCCGCCAGAACTCTGGGTCGATCTCCCTGACCGCCTGAGCCACCGAGAAGGGGATGGTGGCAATCCGCTGAAGATTGCCGTTCACCGAAAAGCCCGTCTTGCCTGTGTACTTGCCAAGCTTTCCGTTTGCGATCTGCCAGCTCGCCACGTCTTCGATCCCATCAAAGAAGTCATTCAGCCGCGGAACCCGCTTGGTGAGGGTGTCCACGTCCGTGATCTCTTCGATCAGGTTCTCGTCTGCCATGTTGAGGTTGTAGATGGCCATTACTTTTTCGTGCGCGTAGGGCGCGGGCTTCGCCGAATCGCACGCTCCTCGAAAGCCTTCTCGCCCTCTCCTGCCGCGTTCAAAACCTCTCGGTTCTGCGCGAAGGCATAGCGATCGGCTGCTAGTTGCTTCGCCCCAGTTTGGCTCGCCGTGAAGTTGCCCTTCTTGTACTTCTTGGCAGCCTTCTTCGCGAACTCCTGGGCGACGTAATCGTCACTTCCCTTCGCCATCAGGCTCCTCCCAGTCATCGCCCTCCAGAGATCCACCGCACCCACAGCCGCCATCGGAGCACGATTCGGCGTAAGGTGCGTGGTCTCTGGAAGGGCAAATTAGCTTACCCCTGCTCTCCATGAGCGGAGTTCCGCATATCGGACAAACCAGTTCCATTAGCCAGCCGGCGTGTTTTCCGTAATCGCATCGGCCAGGCTGGCCGCCGAAGCCGACAGTTCGTTCGCCAGCGCCGTCAGTGCGGCCGGATCGCCCGCCGCAATCGCATCCTTCAGCTGCTGCGCGAGCCCCTGGATGAGCGTGATCGCAGAAGCCTCCAAAGCCGTGTTCGCCGCCACCTGAGCCTTGAGATCGTCGAGAGCCGCCATTTCTTTGTTCTCCTGTTGGACGATGATGCTGGTTGATGTAATGAGAAAGTCCAGTCGCCAACGGATCTTCCGCAGCTCTCTGAGGACTTCCCTGTCCCACCCGAACACTAGACCATCCTTTTGGCCCGTCGGGCCGCACTCGCCGTCTTCACCTTCCGAACAAACTCCTCGAAGTGGCGAACCGCCAATTGCTTCGCACCAGTCTGCTCGGCCGTGTACTTCCCCGGACCACGCTGCGAGCCGCGCTTGACGAACTTGCCCTCTTCCTCCCGCAGCTTCTTAGAGAAGGCATCGGGCTTGTACCCGCCCTCGCCTCCGACGATTGCGTGCTGGAGGTAATCCGTGGGCTCGGCCGAGTGGCGTCTCTTCATCGAGTCCCGCTCTTCGGCAGCACTCTTAGGAGATTTGCGGGGCATTTACCAGCCCCCACCCGGCTCGGGATCACGGCTTCCGGAGACCTTCTTTGCGCCCCGATTCTCGACGCCCGGACCTGGGGCCGCCTTCGTCCATCCCTCATTTCCCTGGGTAGCGGGGCTTACATTGCCCGGGGATGAGAGAATGTCGTAAGGCATCCCATACTGACGATCAGCCGGATCTGCCTTGTAGGGCTCGTCGAACAGAAGATTCTCGTCCGCACCGAAGCATTCGGCCCCGTTAAGCGCCTTCGAGTCGTTTGCAAGTTGGCTGCCGCCCTTGAAATGTTGGTAACCCTTCGTGCTGCTGCTGGTACTCCCGCCAGCATTCGGATTCTTTCTGACTGGTCTCGCCATTCATCCTCCTTAAACCCCTTTCGGGGGCTCGGCCACCCCTACGTAGCCAAGCCCCCTACTCAGGACAGTTACTAGCTGGTCTTGTTCTGCACGCCAGCGAGTCGCACGTTCGCAGCCGGCGCGAGACACTCCAGGGTCAATTCGCCCAGGACGATCCCGCCAACCGAGTCGCCGCGCTTCCCGATGAGCGTGTGCTGCATCGGCCGAAGCCACGCAAGGCGGTTCTTGGCCCGCTCGAGGAAGAACATATTTCCGCGGCAGTCCGAGGCGGCCGTCGTGGTGACCGTGTTCGTCGCTTCCGGAAGCCACCGATCCAGCACGACCTCGATGAGGCCGAAGTCGCTGAAGTACAGATCCATGGCCGCCACCAGCTTCTTCTCGACCGCCGCGATGTTCCGGTTCTGGCCCGTCGCGGTGAAGAGAGAGACCTGGCGCTTGATCTTCGGCGAGACAAACACCTGCTCCGGGTTTCCGCCGTTGTCGTAAGCCTGCTCGAGCGCGTCATTGAACATCGTGACGGTCAAGATGCCGGCAGACGAAGAAGCCACGGCGAAAAGCTCCGTGAAGGCGTCCGTCTTCGGGTTCGCCGTCGAGGTGGGCATCGCCGGATACGTGCCAGCATTGGCGGTAACATTCAGGAAGTTTTGAAGGTTCGCCATCTGCCGGACCGTCGCCGAGGCACCCGTCGAGGTCGTCGGACCCGCCGTCGCGTTACCGTTGCCCACGAAAATCGTGACTTCGATGTTTCGGGCAATGGCACGCATGGCCTTCATGAGCTCGTACTGGTACAGTACGCTAGCGTATCGCTACGCTACTTGGACTTTATCTTCTCCTGAGCGAGATCGATTGATAACACTGATTTTGGCGGCTAGGCGGTTCTTTTTCTCTGTGGAACCATATGGAAGACTGTAGAAAGCCAACGCAACTTCAAGTTGGCGTCTCTTCAGCATCACATAGGGCTTCATCAGTTTGAGGAACTCCTTAGTATTCTCCGGACGCCAGTAATAGCATTGGAGCCTACTAAGGTCATTCTTCCCCGCCTTCTGGACAGTTCCACCAAACAATTTCTTCAAATGTTTTAGAAGAATTGTATTGGTGTTGGTGATCGCTACCCGAATATTTGGATACCGAACTCCATTAGGCCGCTTCGCGCACCACATCGCAACGAAGTGCCCCTCACCGTCCAGGATTCCAGCCACATAGGCTAACTTAGTGTTACCAATTCTCTTACGCTTAGGGGATGGCGTTAAGTCTCTGAGGATTCCCAATTCGGGCCTTTCCTGCGGATTGTCCGCAACTCGGGATTTTAACTCGACCTTGTCGAGTACCCTAGTATGCTCGGAGTTCCCGCACATGGCCATCTTTTTAGACGCCCACCAATTCGAAAGCGTCTCTGAAGCCCGCTGCGTCCACCGCACGCTGCGTCTCCGAAACAATGATGTCCTTACGGAAGATCTGGCATTGGTTCGTAAGACGCGCCGGACGGGTGGTCGCCGTGCCGACTCCGAAATCGTCACCGTCGTTCAGGCCGGCCGTGCTCGTGGCTGGCAGCGTGTCGGTGAGCCACTGGTGAAGAACTGCGTTGGCCTTGACCTTCGGCGCGGACGTGACAAACGGGGTATCGTAGGGATCAATGTTGGAAATAAGATCCAACAGATCCTCACGGTTCGCCCCTACGCCGGCAGCTACGCCAAAGCCATAGGTAGTACCGTCAAACGGCATCGCCATCTAAGAAAGGCTCCTAGCCCAGTTGGGCTGAAACGTCGTCGAAATTGGCAGGAAGCTGACTGTCCAACATCGCCCGCAGATAAGGAGTCGTATGGCCCTCTTTGTATAGCTTGATGAGCCGAGCTTTCTCGGCTGCGTCCATAGGATCCTTTGTGGGCGTTGTGTGAGAATCTGCTCGGCGAGGCTTCCCGACGCCCGCATCCATGCGAGCCTCCTTGGCTTCCTCTTTCCGAACAGCAGTCGTCTCGGCCGCTTTCACGGCCTCCGACTGTGCAGACGCGAGCTTCCAATTGAGGTAGGCAATCTGCCGGGCCGCCAGATAGTTCCCCGCCGCATTCAGCTCCTCGACTTGCTCGCGCACGTCGGGAGTTGCTTCGACGAAGGAATCGATCGCCTTGAACTCCGCCTGATACTCGGGGTACTTGGCGACGATCTTCTGGTCAGCATCCATGCGCTGGATTGCGGGGCCGAATTTCTGGTTGAATTTGGCTTCGAACCGGGAATCGACCACCTTTGCGATGAGCTCCTTCGGCACGCCATACGACTCGATCTGCTCGAGAGGATCCTCTTCGGCCTGCGGGGTAGGCCCGCCACCGACGGTCTTCTCGATGATCTGGAGTCGCATCTTGGCAGCGTCAGCCTCGGCTTTCGCCAAGTTGCCCATGCGAACTGCCTCGAAGTAGCCGCGCTCAGCTTCCTCGATGGACCCATACTTCCCAAAGACCGGGGACTTCGACGAGGTAGGCTCGGTCGGAGTGGGGTCGGTGGGGGTTGCAGCTTCGGGGGCTGCTTCTTCCGGAGCAGGTGGGCTGCTCTCGGGCTCTGCCGGCGGCGGCTCAGTGCCCCAAACGTCGCCTCCAGTCTTCTCGAACGCCTCTGCGGCGATCCGACTGAAAACTTCGTTGGTCTTAGCTAGTTCCGCCTTCTGTTCCGCGTCCATGCGTATCTCCGTTTCCGGAGTCGGGTCGTCCGTCTCCGAATAGGGGAATTACCTCCGCCATCTCCCTGACAGCGGCTTCCTCCTCTTGCTCGGCAGCCCTGTATGCCTTCAACTCTTCCTCGGGGTACGTGATTACCCATTTAAGGGCTTGGATCTGTCCCCGAATAAAGTCGTCTGACATTTGCGACTGCCGAGTTTGAGAAGGGTCAAGCAATTGCTCGTAGTATACCTTAGCTCGCGCAGAGATAACAGGCTTCATAAGTTCTTCCCACCCCGGATGTGCGACTATGCTGGCGAGAAGACTGTGGGCTTTATCCAATCCCTGCCCCCGTTCCTTGGCCCAAGAAGTTTGCGAGCTCGTTCATCCCGTTCGGCGTTCCACTCACTTCGGGAACTTGGTCTGCTCGCCCGCCCTTTGCGCCCGACTGTTGAAGGGTCTTCTCCATCTCGGGCTGGGTTTGGATGAGCTCGTTCACGTTGTCGATCTCAAACTCGCGGAAGACCTGGCGGAAGAAGTTGATCCAATTCACCGCCGCGGCCGATATGGGGTTCGCGCCCGCCGCTTGGAGAAGGAACGTGAGGTTCTGCTGCCTGGCGGCCCGCCCGAGCCGTGTCGTGGCTCCGACCGCTCGCGCTTCGTAGTTGGGAACTAGGTCCCATCCCGTGATCGTTTGCCTCGAGGATTCGGGAACGGGCAGGCCGGTAACCGGATCTGTGGTTGCGTTAGGGCCGAGGACGAAAACTTCCCTGCCCTCGGTCAAGAACTGACGGTTGAGATCGACGAACTGGTTGGCAAGGGGCTCGAGGAAGCCCTCCTCAAACAGCCGACTCTCAAGCATCAACCGAGTGGCAACTGCTTCGGCTCGGCCGATGTACTCCCGCGCAGTCTGGCGCGAGCCAGGGCCGCCTTGAACGGTGTCCTCGATGATGCCCGTGCCCTGCTGCATCCAGTTCCAGATCATCTGGGTCATCTGCCCGCCCATCTGCACGCCCTGGAGATTCGGGACGATGGGCTGGACGGCATCCGCAGGGTTGCCTTGAAGCGGGATGAACTTGCCGGGGCGGATTAGGAGGTTTCGGGTGTTGATCTGGGCGTTGGAGTTGTAGAAGAACGCAGGGTCGATGAAAATGTCCAGGGCGTCAAGTTGCTGGTTGGTGAAGCGATTCGCAATGACCTGAAGTTTTGCGGAGATCTCAGCTTTTCCGGCAGCAAAGAAGTAATGAGGATCGGGCATCGGACTATAGGAGCCATATGGCTTGAGCCCGGACCAGAAAGGTATCGGACGGTTACGAAGTTTGAATTGGCCGTTAGCAACGGTAATGACTCGATCGACCACCCCATCGGAAGCAAGCTCTGAAGGAATGCGTCCCCACATATGGAGGAGCTCAATGGGACGGGCATATTTCTCAGACCACCTGGCCCCGTCTTCGAGGAGGTCATACCCTTGGGAACGCCAAGTTTTCCAGTCGTCCATGACCTTGGCAGCTCCGATGCCTTCGCGTTCCATGCGGGCAACCTCGTCCGGATCGAAGACAACCCGACCATCCTCGTCCGGCTGAGCAAGGGCTCGAACCTCGTCCAAATCCATGTACTCCCGCTCGATCACCCAACTCATCGAGGGAATATCTCGGCACCCCGGCTGCGGGAAGAAGTCGAGCCCATCGATAACTTCCCAATCGGGGCCATCGAAGGTGACGATATTCTGTCGTTGATTGATAGTTGTGCTCGCGCCCGACACAGGCAGTTGCACCTGCTGCGAGATCATCATTTCTTGCTCGCGGTGGGTCCAGCCCCAGCGGGCGATGGCCGTTCCGTAGAGATCCGCGCACAGGAAGAAGCGATAGGCTTTCTGGAAGGAGTCGCAATCCTTCATCTGGGCATGGATGAGCGCCTCGCGCTTGCGAGCGATCGGCGCGTCGTCGGGGCCGTAGCCTACGAAATTGACAATGGGCCATGCGCCGAAGGAGGTTTGGGTTTTGCGGGCGACATCCGACTGGATGACGGAGATAATGAGGGGGATGTGGACCGAGTTCTTGAACGGTGTCTTTTTGCCGAGCTGCGTGCCGCGGTAGAGCCCATAAAGCTCGGGCATCTGCCGGCGATAGCCCTCGTGATAACGCTCAGAAAGGGTCTTCCGCTCGTTGACGAGCTGAATGATCTGCAACCGGAAGGCTTCAGGAGGCTTTTCTTTGACAACTGTTTCGATTTGAGCCATCCTTGGCCCTCTTTGCGTGTTTCGCTAGGTATGAAATCGCCCTTTTTAGCAATTCTGGGCGATCCTTGAAGAACCCCAACCCAACATTACAAAAGTGGCACAGGATTTCTCGTGCCTTTCCGGTCGCATGGTCATGATCCAAGCCCATTCTGGGAGAATTTTTGCCACAAATTGCGCATTTTCCCTTTTGGGCGTTCCACATCGCCGTATGTTCTTCTAGAGTTATATTATAGCGACTTTTTAGGGTATAGTGCTTAGTTTTTTCTGGATTTTTGTTCTCCCTCCCCCATTTTACAGCGCAAGCAAACCGCTTTTTCCGCCACTCAGGATCTTTGTACTTCTTCTTGAACCATTCTTGGAAGTATTTCTTCCGACTTTGGTAGACTGCGCGCCATTTTTCGGGGTTTTTCTTACGATCAAGCTTTTGTTGTCTCTTTATTCGTTCTCCATTCTTCTCCCACCATTTTTTCATATAAAGACGCTTTTGTTCGGGCGTCTTCATGGGTTATTTGAACCATTCTGGGACATCTAAAGCAAGCTTATCGCCATCTCGGTCTATGACAAAACTGTTCTCTTGGATAAAATGCCCTAACGAACGAGTCAACAAAACGTCTTCTAGACAATAGGAGAAGAGCTCGGCCCATCGTCCATCCTTTGCCAGCCCTGGGGCACCCGCCCCGCTGCCGATCTTTCCTCGGCCGATAGTCCCACTCGCCAGAGCGTCGAGACCATGACCTTTCCAAGATTTATTTTCTCGGGCGAGAGCCGATTTAACGAGGACGAATAGATCCAGATGCTCTTTAATGGGCAGGCTTCGTGCGAGATGGTTCTCGATAAGAGGTACATCGAACCATCGCCCATTGAAACTAACCACCAGATCGGCCATGCAGAGGTGTTCGGCAGCGCGGTCGAGGGTAGAGGAATCATAGAAATAGGGACGATTTTCTCGTTCATCCCAGATGCAGAGGACACTAACCCCTCCTTCGCGCCGAACGCGGTCCCAAGACCCCCCGCATTCGTCGAGGCTCTTGGAGATTTCTAGGTCGAAATAGAGGGTATGCGGTCCCTCTGACGCCTTCGGGTGGAGGGCAGACAGTGGTTGGTTGTCTTTCGTCTCGGGGACCGCTGGGACGAGATTACCATGATCGTCGTAGATATCGGTCCAGAATCTTGCGTGGCTAACTGGAGTGATTGTCGTCGAGCTCCCAAGAGGTAACCCATTCACCAAGGGAGAGGTCGTAGAGTTCTCGAGCGGCATTGTCAGACAGTCTCCTTCCTAGGATTTCGTCTCCAGGCTGGGCAGGCCAGCCGCCTTCGTCTTCTCGACTGAGAGAGGGGTTAAGCATGGGTTGGTATACATCTGGGGCAAAGACATCAGCAGCCGCATCGCTCCAGTCGTCATGGGAGCTGATTCCAGCCCGCACCATTTGAGCAATGAGCTTTTGAACGCCGGGTGCCCCCCTAACCAGGCGTACATGTCCATCAACCCAGAAGCCAGCAGCCTCCTGAATTCGGATATGTTTACGGGAGCGGGTACGATTGAGTTGTATGATTGGCGGCAGAACAAGGCCCGCCCCGTGAAACGCGGATTGAAGCCAGTTAAGCCAGGCACCGGATTTCCCACCCATCTCACGTTCGTCGGTAATGCACCGGATCCGGTATAGCTCCCGCTTCCTGCGCTGGACGAGCTTGATGAGCTCATCGGTGAAATCCTCGATTCGCCAGCGATCGCTTCCGTACCCCTCGAGGTAATAGACATCCCCGCTGCCTTTGGCGTCATGCCCCCAGCATTGGATGACAGATTCGTCCCCCTTTCCTTTTCGCTCGGGCGTTTTGAATGCGGTATCGAGGTGGATGGTCAGAATGAGGTTTCTCTGAACGTCCTCGGGCTCGACCCACATCTGGGCAACTTGCTCGCTCGTCAACGCCATGTGCTCGCCACTCCCGGGTTCATTCATCATCTGCGCCGAGAATTCGACCGGACGGGTCTCTTCGTACTTCTTTAACTCCTCCGTCGGCCAGATCTCGGGGAAGATCGACTGCCCATCGACATCAAGAGCCTGTAGGAAGTAAACATCCCACTCTCCATCCGGCTTGCAATCGAACTGACCGTTCGGCGAAGGCATTCCAGTCCAAGTCCGTACACCCTCCAGTGGTAGGTAGGTGCCAACAACATCACCATCTCGGTATCGTGTAAGGGAAAGCATGAAGAAAGAGTCGGTCCTAAACGCAGGGCGGAGGGCAGCAAGGGACAGGTTGACGGCGAAGATCCAGCTGCCCGACTCTTTGATCTTTTCCTCGGAGAGAGGATCGTCGAAGACTCCCCAATCGGGATGGTCACCAGTTATGCCTCCTTCAACGGCCCAGGTGTCGAAGCTCGCTTCTGAACGCGCCATGCTTCGTCTCGCGCCGTGAACGAGTTTGGTGGCGGTCCAAGGACGTGTAGGGTCATACCAGCTCCCATAGAGCCAGGAGAACCAGGCATTGGGATCTGTAGCATCCATGACGAGTTTGATCGGGTGAAGGAAATCGATGGCCTTAGTAGCAGTCTCAGAGCCAATAAAGGATGCGATATTGGGATTCCGAAGTTGCGCCCACAGCGAAAGAGCCTTGGTGCCAATAACAGTTTTTCCAAAGGAACGGGGAATAATGAGGGCAACCTTAGTTCGTTTCTTAATCCCTTGGGCTCGCCGCCCCTCCCATTCCTCGACCCTGCCCTGGAGCCAGTCGGCGATGGGCTTGTGGAGACGATTGGTGAGCCACGCGTCATTGGGATGCTCCTTCATGTACCATTCCACCCCCCAGCCGATTCGGAGAAACCACCAGAAGTTCTTGGCACAGATGTCTCGCCAGAGCTCGCGCTCGGCGTCGAGGTTCCATTCCACACTTTGCTCGGCCAAGGCTTAAGGATTGCTCTCGCGCCATTGGCGAGGGATGTGGAGAAGTTTACAGACTTGGCAAATTCGGTCGTTGTCCCGCAGGTGGTCGTAGTGGGTGCCGTCTAGAGGGGCCATACACCGAGAACAGTTCCCCTGCATGGAAGCTCCCTTAGACTTGCAGATGATGACCTTCATGGTCGGTTCGTCGAGTTCTTCTGACAGTTTCGGTTTGATGGTCATTTGGAATCTCCAGTGGGCTCGGACGAGAGTGGAGTCATGCGGACGATATGGACCTTGGGGATGACGTGCTTAGTCCGGAGCTCGCGGTCAAGGGGGTCGTAATCGCTCGCCAGCCAGACAAGCTTCCGGTCCGCGGCGAAGTAATAACCGACTGTTCGCATGGTCGCCATGCCCGATTGGGGAATGTCGCCCGTGTAGACCGCCGCGTCGATCCACTCGACCTCAAACGGTTGCGGGGGGCTCTTCGGCTTTGGGAGCTTTAAGGCTGCCGGCAATTTCCCACTCCTTCTTGGCTAGACGGACGGCTTCTCTCGCCACATCGGGACCACACGCGGTTATCAGAAGGTAGAGACGGTGGACGGTATCCTCGAAGGTCAGGGGCTTCCCCGGCCCCAGTTCCTTCGACTTGCCGGCCGACTCGTCGATCATGTGAAGGGTGCGGATGGCGGAGATCTTAGCTTCGTCTCGCACCTCGGGATTCTCGGCGAGTTTCTTTAGAAAGGTGCGCTTGTCGTCGATGGTCATCGTCTGGTCTTCGACGATGGCTGCGACTTCAGGGACAGTTGGCTCGGCCGAGGGAGGAGGGGAGAACTTTGCGGCTTTCCCACGCCGGACGAGGGGCTTGCGCGAGGTGTAGGAACGGGTCGGAAGGTTGGGGTCGTAGATGCGTTTGACCTTGTGGACGAGCCCGACGGAGCAATGGAACTCCTTGGCGATCGAGGCCGCGGTCCACTTGAGGCGATTGGGATCCCCGCGGAACCACTCGAGGATCATCTCCGCAGTTTTGTGGGTCTTGCCGGTGCGCCCGAT